GAGGGGTCACCAGACCTTAAGTATTATGCGTTCGATTGGGACGATAATATTGTTCATATGCCAACAAAAATTTTAGTTAAAGATGATGATGGTAATGAAGTCGGAATGTCTACTGATGACTTCGCCGAGTTCAGACATATGATTGGTAAAGAACCATTTACATATAAGGGTAATACAATTGTTGATTATTCGGACTCTCCATTTAGAAATTTTAGAACAGATGGAGACAAGGATTTTTTGGTGGATTCTTTAAGGGCTAGAAAGGGTCCTGCATTCGATGACTTCAAAGAGGCAATAAATAATGGTTCAATATTTGCGATAATAACCGCCAGAGGACACAATCCAAACACTATAAAACAAGCAATTTATAACTATATTATAGAAGGATTCAACGGAATCGATAAAGATGAGTTAATTAAAAATTTAAAAAAATATAGGTCTTTTGTGGGTGAAAATGAAATGACGGACGAGGAACTTATCAAATCTTATTTAGAACTTAATAAGTATCATCCGGTATCTTTTGGAGACGACAAAGGGGCGGTTAACCCTGAAGAAGCTAAAGTCGAAGCAATGGAAGATTTTGTTAGTTATATTAAAGGAATGGCAGCAGTACTTAATAAAAAAGCATTCTTAAAAAATGATATTGCTAATAAATTTAATCCAGAAAACTTATCAATAGGATTTAGTGACGATGATCCAAAAAATATAGAAGTAATGCAAAAGCACTTTAAAAATAAACCAGATAATATAGTAAAGACTTATTCTACTGCCGGAGGCTATAAGAAAGAAGTAAATTAAGAATACGAATATCAAAAAAAAAGTAAATAGAAAAATTTTTGAGAACAGATATATTTATCTATAAAATAACAGAAAAAAAAAATTTAAAAACACATGGCTGATTTGTTAATGAAAATGCCGATACCTTACGAACCAAAACGACAGAATCGTTTTATCTTAAGGTTTCCATCATCTCTTGGTATAAATGAATGGTTTGTTGAATCTGCAGCAAGACCACATATTGTTATAAACCCTGTTCCAATTCCTTTCTTAAACACTGAGACATATGTCGCTGGTAAGTTTACGTGGCAAACAATTCCGGCTGTTTTCAGAGACCCAATTGGACCTTCCGCAGCTCAGGCTCTTATGGAGTGGGTTCGTTTACACGCAGAATCCGTTACAGGTCGTATGGGTTATGCCGCGGGTTATAAAAAAGATGTTGACCTTGAAATGTTGGACCCAACTGGTGTTGTTGTAGAAAAGTGGATTTTATATGGCACTTTCCTAACCGATGTAAACTTTAACTCTTTAAGTTACGCACAAGATGGATTAGCGACAATCAATGCAACACTTAGAATGGACCGTTGCGTACTCGTTTATTAATTTATCAAGATACTATTTATTAAAAATAAAACACTTTTATATTTAACCGTAAAGAAATAAACTTTACGGTTAAATTTTTATATGGATAATCAAGCAAAAGAACACGGTCAATCGAATTTTTCGTTACCACACGATGTTGTTCCTTTACCAACACAAGGAGCCTTCTACAAGAATAAGAAAAAATCAATTAAAGTTGGATACCTAACGGCTAACGATGAGAATATTTTAATGGCGGGAGGAAACGACATGACTCAAACTTTGTTGAGGTCTAAGATATACGAACCTGATCTTCGTGTTGAAGATTTAATGGAAGGAGATGTTGAAGCAATTTTAATTTTTTTAAGAAATACCGCTTTTGGGCCTGAAATGGAATTAAACTTAACTGACCCAACTACAAAAAAATCATTCAAAAGTACTGTTAGGTTAGATGAGTTGGACGTAATAAAGGGACAACAACCTTCAGATGATGGAACATTTATCACCACGTTACCAAAGTCTCAAACTACGGTGAAGTTAAAACCTATGAGTTATGGTGAAATACTAGAGGTTCAAAAAATGTCGGATTCTTATCCACAAGGTAGAACCGCACCAAAAGTTACTTGGAGATTAAACAAACAAATTTTAGAAATTAATGGTGTAACAGATAGGTCAGAAATTTCAAAATTTATTGACCAAATGCCAATAGCAGATTCCAAGTACATAAGAAAGTTCATGGATGAAAATGAACCTAAATTAGATTTAACGAGAACAGTAATAGCCCCATCAGGAGAGAAGCTAACAGTCAATGTTGGATTTGGGGTGGACTTTTTTCGCCCTTTCTTCTAATTACAGAAAATCTCAAATAGATGAGTATTATTACTTAACTAAGTTGTTGAATGTTTCATATCAAGATTTTTTAATTATGCCATTATTTATAAGAAAATATCTTTTAGACAAATGGGTTGAAGAAAACAAAAAGGACTGAAAAATCAGTCCTTTTGTATTTATAATATATAGATTTAATTACATATGGCAGACAAAAATTCCATTGAACAACTTAAAGAAGATGTTTTAAATCAACTCAAAGTTGATGCTAATACATTTATAGAATCCTCAGATGCTTTATCACAATATTCAAATGATATAAATAAACTTTTTACTCAGGGCAGACAGAGGATGCTCGAACTCCAAACCGCTCTGGCGGATACTACTCCAAGTATCGCAAGAATGGGTGGGAGTATTGGAGATGTTGCAAATATAATTGGTAAAGTTGCAACTGAATCACGACGAAATGTCGTGGCTTCCACAGAAGAAGTTGAAAAATTATTTGCAGCCCAAAAAGTTTTAGGACTCGGTGCGGATACTCTAACTAAAGCATTTTTAGATGTTGGGATGGGTATAGAAACTATTGGTGATACATTAGAAGAATCTGTTAACTACGTTCAAAGTATTGGAGGTAATGCCGCGACGGTAATGAGAGATGTTACCAACAACATGGACCAAATGAACCGATATCAATTTGAGGGTGGGGTTCAAGGGTTAACAAAAATGGCAGCCCAAGCTTCTATGTTAAGGTTTGATATGAATCAAACCTTCCAACTTGCAGATAAAGTATTGTCTCCTGAAGGAGCAATTGAAACCGCAGCTGCATTTCAACGATTAGGAGTTGCAGCAGGAACTTTAGTTGACCCGTTTGCTTTGATGAATTCGTCAATTAACGATCCAGGAGCGTTGCAAGATAGTTTAGTCGATGTTGCAAAACAATTTACTTATTTTGATGAAAAAACAAAAACATTCAAAATTAATCCACAAGGGGTACTAACATTAAAAGAACTACAGACTCAAACTGGTGTAAGTGCTGCGGAAATGAGCAAGTTAGGATTGGCGGCAGCTGAAGCGGATAAAAGAATTTCTGCAGTAGGATCGGCAGGTCTTAACATCAAAGAAGATGACAAACAGTACCTTGCAAACATTGCTAAAATGGGTGAGGGAGGAGAGTATGAAGTTAAGATACGGAATGAAAAGGGAGAAGAAGACACAAGGAAGCTAGCAGAAATTACTCAAACTGAATTTGAAAATTTAATTAAAGAGCAAAGAGAACGCCCAAAAGATATGGAAGAAATTGCCAGATCTCAAATGAGTACCTCTGAAGTAATTAAAGGTGATGTTTCGGCAATACGTGCTAAAATTGTTGGTGGAGTTGTTAGTGCAGGACAAGTAGTACAAGCTAAAGAAGATATACGAGGTACCGTAACAAATGTGAGTGGAGAGTTTTCAAAAATGGGGACTACTAAAAGTGTTAGGGATGTTACACAAACCGGAATTACTGGCCTTCAAACTCTTTATGATGATATAACTAAAGGTAATAAAAGCACAGTTACCTCAATACAAGATTACTTAAAATCATCTGGTGATTTACTCGGTCAAGTTGAACAAGATTTTGTAAAATCTTTGGAGGATACAATGAAAAAAATACAAATGAATGCGAAGGAGGGTTCTCTTGAAAAAAAATTACTTGAAACAGAATTATTGACTGAAATTCGTGGGGAAATTAATGAGAAAGAAACCGCACTTAAACAAAGCTCGGGTAATCAACCCGTATCAAGTTTATTAGAAGGAAGACAAACACAAGTTCAAGAGATTACAAGAAATACAACAAGTACCAATGGTACAATGAAATCTACAATTGACATAGGTGGTACGATTAAATTAGAAGTTATTGCTCCAGCAGGAACTGATTCTCAAACGATTGATAGAGCTTTTTACAATTTATTTAATTCAGAGGAATTTAAAAATCTGGTAAGAAACATACAAAATGAAGGTAGAGGTCTTAGTCCAGTGACAACCACTTTTGGTAATTAAAAAACCTTAAACAATCTATTTATAAATAAAAAAAATATAGATGGCAAGTCCGTTATTAGATTTAACAAATTCAGAAGGGTTTAGAAAAAAACTTATTGTTAGGAACTTAACACCATATGCTAAGGCTCCGAATAGACCAACTCAGCCTATTAATACGGAATATGTTCAATCGGATACATCTGTACAAGACAGTCCTGATAAGTTAATTGATGAGCCGTCTTTCGCAAATAAATTATTTCCATTAAACCAATATGGTAATGAAGGGGGATATGAACAAGTACCAGATCCAGGAGCATTATTAAATACAAAATCTAATGAGGGAGAATATGGGTATCAAGACGCAAATATAGTTGGTCAATCATTACCCGAATCTCAAAAGTGGAAACCACTTAATGTTTTTTCAAATGGAAGTCAAGTTCAGTTGGATAGTGCGGAGTTTTTTGGTTCATTAAATAGACCACTTACTACCAATAGTAATAATAACCAACCATATCCAACAACATTTGTATCTTCCAATTATACTCCTGTATCAATATTATTGTCTCCTGATCCGAGCGGAAGTAATGGTTTTTTGAGTCAAGATTCATTTATCGCTCGTTTAGGCGCTCAAACTTTGAGACGAGAGTTTGAACAAAGAATCGCGGCCCAAATACGACAAGATACATTAGGTAGAGCAAACATTCTCAATGTTAGTAGTGGTACTGACTTAGTTAATATACTGACAGGTGTTGTCCCTATTATAGAACCAGTTTATACTATTACGGTAACGGCAAACCCAGTATTAGCCGCCGCTAATTTTGCATTAAGATTAGGTGGTAGTATTTTACCTGTGTCTCCCATCCCTGGTTCATATTTTGACCCCAACATTATTTTAGGCCAACCAACAACCATACAACAATTAGGTAACGCATTTAGAGAAAGTGGAGTTGGAAGATTTGTCAATAGATTAATGGGAGGAGGAGAGACAGGATCTCAAATCATGTTTAACAACATGGGTGCGGGTCAAAGGTCTCGGTTATTTAAAAATATAGACTTCAACAGGTATAAGCCAAATTTCCCAAGAAATTTTTTCCAAAGAGTTGGTGGAGCGCTTACAGGCACAGTTTCAGATAATAGTAATTTTTATGTTGGAAGTATTACTTCTAATCCATCCCAAATTTTTTCTCCTTCGGGTCAAGTTCCTGTAAATCAGTTCGGTACTGAACAACAATCACCAGTTTATGGTCCATCAGAATTAGCACAATTATATGAAGGACCAAGTCAATCAATAAGACTTGGTGCTAATGGACCAACATATAGTAATGGTGGAGGTATTGAAGGTGGATTTACTTGGGTATCACCAAAGTATAGAGGTAATGCGGGAAAGAAAGTAGGTCTTGGGGGGGAGATTACAAATGAAGATGAGGACTTTAGACCTTCATCATATGTTAATACAGAATCTGTTGGAATACCACTTAAAGAAGGTTCTATACTTGACCAAACACAAAGAATAATAGATAGTCAACCTCAGGGAGGTAAACGTCTCCAGCACGTTGGAAATGCTATTGACCAAGTTAGTAAAGTATTCAATGACGGATATAAAGAATTAACTAAAGGTTCAAGAGTTTATCGTTATGAAGGGGCGATTGGCCAAGAGGTTGGTACTGAATATTGTCGTGTTTTTGCTAAGGATATACCTTATTTACAATACAATGACTTACAAAAACAAGATGGTATTACTACGGAAAACCGAAGATTCTCTTATTCAGTTTTAGACAAGACTTACAACTTGAATATTGTCCCAAACAAACAAGAGGGAGGACAAAGTTCAACAAATATTGTTGGAACAATTAATGAAGCGGTTGCCAAGAAATATATGTTTTCATTAGAAAACTTGGCATGGAGAACTTCTAATACGCCTGGATTCTCAACTTCAGATTTACCTGTTTGTGAGAGAGGCCCAAACGGAGGTAGAGTTATGTGGTTTCCTCCATATGGATTAACATTTAGTGAAAACGTGAGTGCGAATTGGAATTCATCTGATTTTTTGGGACGACCAGAACCAATCTATACATATAAAAATACAAGTAGAGGTGGGTCTTTATCTTGGAAAATTGTTGTTGACCATCCATCAGTACTTAATGTTATTGTAAATAAAGTATTAGGAAATGAAACAAACAAAGTTCGTATTGATAGTATTTTAGAATCATTTTTTGCTGGTTGTAGAAAATATGATATCTATGAGTTAGCTAAAAAATATGCCACAGTAAATCCTAATGATTTGTTCGAATTACAACAAGCAATTTCTTCAAAAGAAATGACTAGAGAACAAATTGAGTTTACTAGAAAGACTATAGAAACTGGATACAATTCACCTAATGGTGCTGGTGCCGCCGCTTCTCAGGGAACTCTTAATAACGAAGTTAAAACATTAATAGAGAAATATGTTAATTTAGGTTTGTATTTTGAAAATGACTACCCAAAACCAAAAGGGAGTGTTAACTATGTTCCGTTATATACTGAATATATATCAGATGGAACCAGAAATAAGTATAACTCAGAACCCAACGCAGCCGCGACAAGTTCATTTTTTGATACTGTAGTTACTCCGAATTTTAAAGTTGCGGAACAGTTTTGTATTGAGTTAGCTAAAATTTTGGAAACGAATAAAAACAATCCAGGAACAATAACACTTAATATCGACTCAAGTTGTTCGGCACCCGCAACAATTTCCTACAACCGAGAGTTATCTGGAAGAAGGATTCAGTCAATGGTTGAGTTTTTTAAAAACAACTCTGCTCTTAAACAATATGTTAATTCCTCTCCACAAAGATTATTAGTTTTGGGAGGTACAGCACTTGGCGAAGAAGCAACTATAACATCAGCCACTACAGTTGGGGATGGTACCACAAATTCATCACAAGTTCAAGTAGGGCCAATTAAGACAGGTACATATAGTGTTAGTGACTTAACACCAATGCCAAGAACATTCAATTGTACCGACAAAGACCAAAATGCAGTAGGAGGAGATACCCAAGCAGGTTCAAACGACATCTTTACTGTACCAGCAATGGCATGTAGAAGGGCATTTATTAAAAGTGTGTCAACAACAATAGAAGCTCCAAAATCTGATCCAGTACCAAACAGAGTAGATGTTTTGGTTGGTAATGTCGTTACTAAAACTGTTAGAACTGAAGAAATAACTGAAGAATGGAAACCAAGAGATAATATAACCAAAAGAGTTGTAAGAGCATTATTATCTGAGTGTGATTACTTTGAAACAATCAAAGCAGAAACACCTATGGTTTATGATAATTTGAAAGACAAATTGAAGTTTTTTCAACCATCATTTCACTCTATGACACCTGAAGGGTTGAATTCAAGGTTAACATTTTTGCAACAGTGTATGAGACCTGGAGATACGATACCAACTGTAAAACAACAAACACCGGATAGTAAGGCTGAATTAGTATATAACAACGCTAACAATACATCATTTGGTGCACCACCTGTATTAGTTTTGAGAGTTGGTGATTTTTACAATACCAAAATTATTCCAAATGGTCTTCAAATTCAATATGAGGGATTAGACATCAATCCGGAAGGAATTGGGGTTCAACCGATGATTGCAAATGTTACGTTATCATTTAATTTTGTTGGAGGTAGTGGATTAAAAGAATCGGTTGATAAATTACAAAACGCATTGACATTCAACTATTATGCAAATACTGAAATTTATGACGATAGAGCAGATACTACAGATACTGAATCTGCAGAAGCATTAAAAGTATTAGACCAATTTTTCTTAGCGGGTCAAACTCCACCTCCAATACCAGGAGCTAACAGTGCTGCCCCAAACAATGGACAAGATAATAATAATACAATAGGTAACATAATAAGTTCAGAAACAAACACGAGTGGTTTTACTACCGGCATAATTAGTTATAGTTCGTTTATGGGTAAAGTAGTTTCTGAGACACAAACGTATTTTACTAATGTTGTCAATAAATCCAAAGAAACTGTCAACCAATACAATAATGCGGTGAGACAACAATGGATGTTGGAAAGAAATTATACTAAAGGAAATTTAAGTGATGATGTTGATAGTGATGTAGTTTTATTTGGAAAACCGAATAATGTCGAAAACAGGTTCAACGAAATATTCACACAACTTGAAAAAAATATACAAGATGGGACAGAAGGATTTATTCAATATGTTTCAGAACCGTCTAAAAATTTACCACCGGCTTTAATAAGAACTCTAAAAGAAAATTATTTTAACTTTGTAAGTAAAAAACGTGGGTCATTCCAAAATGGAATTTCAACTATAACACAAAGTTTGGTAAACCAAGAACAAACCTACCTTCAAACTCTCGGTAGGTTAAACACTATTCTTTTCGATCCTGGAACTTCTGATAACGGCACTGATGGACTTCAATCTAATAGTGGACCTGTTACAATTTATATTACATCTGGAACTAACGAGGTTCACCAAACATCCGATAGTCCTAACACATATTTAGAATTGTTTGAGGATACCACAATAATACGATCTGACATTGCGGCATTCAATCAAATTACACAAAATAATAAAAAATTTACATATCCTGGGGATAATAAACAATATGAGGGTATTTTAGTTTTTGAGGCTGAAAATGGTAAATCCGATAAAGTTACAGTTCAAAAGGTTTTTATTCCATTCAGTACAAGTGTGTTGTTTGATGATAAACCAGAAAATTATCCATTCAGAAGAGTTTATATGATAATTTCTGATGATGTGGCCCTCT